ATCCCTCCGGCGCAATGCGTCGGAAAGACCTTTTAGAAAGGATTTATCAGATTGGGACTGTAACAACTTAGACAAGAGACGAAGATAAACTTCAAAACTGGTCCTCTTCAATCGCAGGTTTTCCTGCTGGAGAAGATTGGTTGATTTGCTTACTCTTTTGGGTTTCATTACGAATCTCAGAAGATCCCTGTTTCAGCGTTGCGCCGATAAGGGAGAGAACGATTACAGCCATCACAAAGAGGGCTGCGAGAAGGAGAACAAAACGTGTCACGACACAGAGGATCAGAAACTGATCAGCTGCGACTTGACGTGCGTTTTGAATGTTGCCGAGGCAACAAAGGCTCCCAAATCGTTCAGGTAAGTGTCAACATCCGCACCCGCAACACCCACCGGGACACTCAGATCAACAGATCCGATAAGGTCACGGGAAGGTTCAAGAGCACCAGTAAGCGTATGCGTACGGGTGAGCTTGGCAGAAGTGCGACCAGTTCCAGAGCTCGTCGTAGTCTTCTTCGGAGCAACCCGCGCCAGACGCACGTAGTCCTTGACGGACACAGTGTGGTTGGGGCCGGAATAGCCGACGTTGTCTTTATTGAACGAGTCTGCGGTGTAGGTTTTCGCGTTGACGGAAAGAGTCATTTATAGAACTCCAGGTTGGTTGAGCCATAAGGCCATGTTTTTCCTCTGCCCATGAGTAACGGGCTTCGGATCTATTGCTTTGTAAAGGTTATTAATCTTAGTAAAGCGGGAAGCGATTAGGGAAAACGCATCAGCGACACGGTAAATCGAATCGGTTTTGAAATCGGTTCGTAATGCCATGCCGGGACTTGTCAGCCCACCTCGAGTTGTCGACGTTCTCATGATACCAATGGTACCACTGAGATTTCCTGAGTAAATCCAGTTGTCAGCATTATCGCCGCTGTCCGCACCAGTAATGGTGTAGGCAGTCGCGAGCTGACGCTGGGTCACGAGGGAAGAGCCGAGCTGATTGTATCCGTACGACATGAGCGAGGAACCAAAGTAATCACCAAGGTTCGCTGCCCAATCCAGCACAAAAGAATAGCTCATGAGCTCCCACGGGAGCGCCAAAAGCCCCTTGAAACTAAAACCGACCTGTCCTGCGAAGGAGAGGTCGACTTCATCCAAGGCCATAGCTTTCACGGTAACCGTTTCAGTGGACTTTCTAATCCAGTTGTAACGAGCCGCGCCAACTATGAT